AACGACACGAAGTAGATTTTATTTTAAGTGAAGCACCACACGGTAGCCAAAATGCTTCTGCAGCAATGATGGTAGGTATTGTCGCTGGTATGATACAAACTATTTCCGATACATTAGAAATACCTGTAGAATGGTATAGTGAAATGGATAGCAAGAAATTTGTATTAGGTAAAAAAGCAGCAGTTAAAGTTGAAATGATTAATGCTATCAAAAAACTGTATGAAGTACCTTGGAAGAAAGTAAAGTACCACGACGAAGCCGTAGCCGATGCTATTGCGGTTTATCGTACTGCCGTTGGATTGTCACCTACATTAAAACTTTTAAAATAATGTACCATATCAAAGAAGGCAACAAAACACTTTGCGGTAAAAAGGTTGATAAATCAATCAGTACGATTAGTTCAACCTCAGCAAGTAGAGCTACCTTATCGAATTGTTGTCCTTTATGCAAGGCAAAATATGTTGAACAATTACAACATTTCACCCAAATTAAAGAAGAAAAAGATGGATGATGAATATATCTTAGAACGCCTTAAAAAATGGGTTCCTTTATTTTATGGTAAGGAAAATGCTCAATACGCTTTTTCCAAGAAAAAAGGTGATTACTTTTATTTTGGTTACGAAAACGGTGACGATTTTGTAACCAATAAAGTAACTAAACCCGTAGCAATATTCTTAGCGATAGATAATACCTCATTTTTAAAGTTCTTAAAAAAACAAGGAATTGACAAAGATACGTTACAACCAATTAAAAGAACAAGACGAAATGAATAAACAAAGAGAGATTGGATATTATTGGGTAAAAACACGACGTACTAAAATTTGGATGATTGCTAAATGGTGGCCCAACCTAAATAAAGGAAAAGGTTTTTGGGACACTATGCAAACCATTGAAAATGATACAAGAGGAGGATTTATTGAAGTTGATGAAAGAAGAATTAAACGTATTGAAGAAGAAAAACCTATAATAAAAAGAACCAGAAAAAATGATACGCAATCTGACAATAAGAAACTTTCAAAGCCACAAAAAGTCGTTTCTGGAATTCCACAAAGGGTTAAACGTCATCGTAGGACCAACTGATTCAGGTAAGTCTGCTATTATACGTGCTTTACGATGGGTAGTGTGGAATAAACCATCTGGAGATTCTTTTCGCAGTACGTGGGGAGGAAATACACACGTAAGCATTGAAACAGATTCCCACAGCATTGCAAGGAATAAAGGAGATCATAATAATTATGTATTAAGAAATACAGGGGAAGAAGAAGTTATTAAATTTAACGCCATAGGTGCTAACGTACCTGATGAAATAGTACAGGTACTAAATATGGATGAAGTAAATCTTCAACAACAACTTGACACACCTTTTCTTTTAAGTGAATCTCCAGGTAAGGTAGCAGCTTTCTTGAACAAAGTTGCCGGTATTGATTTAATTGACAAAAGTATTAAGGATATTCAAAAAGAAATTAAAGATACAGAACGGTCAATTAAGATTAAACGGGAACAATTAAAAACAAAGAAACAGGAAGTGCTTGCCTATAATGAATTAGAAAAAATAGAAATGGATATTGAACGACTTGAGGAACTTGAGAAGCGTAGGAATACTTTAAGCAGACATAAAAAGGAATTAACCAGACGTATTATTTCAATTCAAACTATTCTTGTTAAAATAAAACAGGAATCTGCTATACTTGAATTAAAACCTATTGTAGATTTATATATTGGAAAGATTGAGGAAAAAAGAAAACTTGAAGAACGGCACACAAGTTTGACCAGGAAAATTAAAACCATTAAATCGGTTAATTCAAAGATTCAAATATATGCAGGGTATGTAGAACTTGAGGAACCTGTAAAAATACTAATCACCAAAGTTAATTCTAAAGCCGTTCTTACAACGAAATACAGTAGGCTTAATACTTTACTAACAAACTATAATAAAGTTAAAGAAAACGTATTGACATCACAAGAAAACGTAGATA